ATTTTAAAATGATATATGTATAAATAATATGTTAAAAGGAGGCTATTATGCGAGAAATAGTTGATGGATATTTAGTTAATGATGATAATGTGAAGATAGCATTTACTAACAGGAATATTGATGCGAAGAATAGTGAGGACATGAAAAACTTTTCTGCTAAGTATGGATTTAATCATGATAACATAGTTTATAATACTCAAGTTCATGGTGCAGATGTTCGTATTGTCGAATCGATAGATGATTTTACAGAAAATGGCAAGGAAGCGGATGGTTTAATTACTAATCTTAGAAATACTCCGTTATTGATTTTTACAGCTGAAAGGGTTTTATGAAAATATCTTTGCGTTTTGCTTATCCGGTTTTTGCTATCGTCTTTACCCTCTCGATTTACTTTATTCTGTTCGTAACCGCCTTTGACGTCGCCTGCTACACCGACCCCTCCTATTATAAAAAGGAATTTATAAAATAAAAGATTCTATATTGAAAAATGAAATAAATAGACTAAGAGAATTTATAGAATCTAATAATAATTCTAATAGTAACTCTAATAGTGAAAGCACTGCATCTAAACCTCTTACATCTCAAGAGATTATTGATAAATATGAATTGAATGTCCTTGAATGTGGATACGACGCTCATAATGCAGGAAGTTTTTTAGCTGATTTAGAGTTTTTAGGTTGTGATTTGACTGAGGTTAAACAATCAGCTAAGTCTTTAAATGACGCAACTGTTGATTTTGCTTTATCGGTTGAGGCATTACAAGTTATGTATGACAAGAAAAATGAATTATTAAGGTGGAGTTTAGCTAATGCAACAACTACATCTAATAGTTTTGGTGAGAAAAAGATTGATAAACAATCACAAAAAAACAGAATTGACCCAGTGGACGCTGTGTTGGACGCTTGGAAAATAATGTTATTGAATAAAGAAGAAATTATAAATAATGACGAATTGGTTGACAATTGGTTGAAAGTATTTACGAAAGGAGGGTAGATGAAGAACATATTTAAGAGATTTTTTAATAAGAGTGAGAACACAACACCAATAAACACAATGAATTTCAAGGAATTTTTTGGAATAAATGTAAATGATGACTTATCTGAAATCACATATTATACCTGCTTGAAAGTTTTGAGTGAAAGTGTTGGTAAATTGTCAATTCACTTGAAAGATAATAAAAATAACAGGATAGTAGACCACGAGGCATTACAAAAATTAAAGTTTGCTCCTAACCCATTTATGACATCTACACCAATGATGACATTATTGGAAACGTGGAGAAATCATCACGGAAATGCTTATGCTTATTTGTCTTATGATAACAGTGGTAAATTGGTTGGTATGTATCCTATGCACCCTCAAAATGTGAGAATTTTGATTGATAACGCTAAATTATTTAGTGGAGAAGAAAAATTATATTACGAATATACTCACAATGGAAAACAGTATGTATTTGATAGTAAAAACGTATTGCATTTAAAAGGTGGGTTAAGTAAAGACGGAATAGTTGGAGTTAGTGTTAGAGAAACATTAGCAACTACATTGACTGGAGTAAAAGCAAGTCAAAAGTACCTGAATAATCTCTATGAACGTGGTTTAACTGCAAAAGCTGTTTTGAAATATACTGGTGATTTAAGTAAGGAAAATCAAAAGAAAATGCTGGACGCTATGCAAGAGTTTATAAATGCTAATTCTAATCCTAGTGGCATATTTCCATTGCCTTTGGGTATGGATTTAGTACCTCTTGATTTAAAACTAAGTGATACTCAGTTCTTTGAGTTAAAGAAGTACACTGCATTACAGATAGCAGGTGCTTTTGGAGTAAAACCCAATCATCTTAATGACTATGATAAATCAAGTTACTCTAATTCGGAAATGCAAAATCTAAGTTTTTATGTTGATACTCTACTTTATATTTTGAGTTTATATGAGGAGGAGTTTAACTTAAAACTCTTAACTGAAAAAGAGAGATTGAGTGGATTACATTTTGAATTTAATGTTAGTAGCATTTTGAAAGGTGATTTAAAAACACAAGCTGAGTGTATTACTAAGTTTATTCAATCAGGAGTTTACACAATAAATGAAGCTAGAAACCTTGTAGGATTACCACCAGTAGATGGTGGAGATGTAATAGTTATGAATGGTAGTTATGTACCTTTGGAAAAATTAGGAATTGCATACGATAAAGGAGGTGGAAATGGATAAGAAGTGGTTAGAAATAAAGAATAAAGCAGATGTTACTGAAATTTATATCAATGGAGATATAGTTAGTGATAGTGATAATGATGGTTTTTATGAATTTTTTGATTTAAACAACCCAAACGTATATCCACTAGATGTTGCAAATGCTTTAAAAGACGCAGGAGAAGTACACGTACATATCAACTCTTATGGTGGAGATGTATTTGCAGGATTAGCAATCTCAAATATGTTAAAAAATCATAAAGCTAAAACAGTTGCTTATGTCGATGGCTTATCAGCAAGTTCAGCCTCTATAATTGCTTTTGGTTGTAATGAAATTATTATCCCTAGCAACGCTTATCTAATGATACATAGAGTTATTTGTGGCTTGTTTGGCAATGCAGATGATTTTTTAAAACAAGTGGAAGTAATGGAAAAAATCGAAGAGGGTATCATTAATACCTATATGGAAAAAGCTGTTGATGGTGTTACAAAAGAACAAATATACGACTTAATGAAAGCTGAAACGTGGTTTACTGGTAAGGATTGTCTAAATTACTTTAATGTAAAAGTAGATGATAACCCTATCTATTTAAACAAAGTAGATACGAAACAAAAATACAATCATATCCCTGAATCTCTAACTAATAGTGTAAAGGATATGGAATTGGCAAAATTAGAAAAAATGAAAAAAGAGATAGAAATAGAGCTATCAATAGGAGGTTAAATTAATGAAAAAATCAATAGAAATGAAAAAAGAATTAGAAGCAATGAGAAATGAAATAAAAGCACTTAAAGATGAGGGTAAAATTGAAGACGCTCACGCAAAATTGACTGCATTTAAAGAATTAGAAAATAAAATTAAAGAAGTGGAAACTGAGGAGGCTTTAGAAGTTATGAATGAAAAAACACAAGTAAATGTTAAAAATGAAATGAACGCAAATAGATTATTTAATAGAGTCGTTTTAGGAAAACCTATAACAGATGAAGAAAGACAATTCTTAAATGCTGTAGGTACACCTGGACAAGTTGAAGCAACTGATGGAAAAGGTGGATATTTAGTACCTGTGGAACAATTCAATCAAATAAAAGAGTTAAGAAGAAATAAAGTTGAATTAAAGACATTATGTAACGTTCAACCTGTTAAATCATTAAGTGGAAAACAACCAATTGAAAAAAACTCTAATGGTGAATTAATAGCATTTGACGAATTAAACGCTATAACAATGAGTGACATAGATTTCGGACAAATAGAATACAAAGTAAAAGACTATGGAGATATAATCCCTGTATCTAATACATTATTAGCTGACGAAAATGCAAATTTAACTGCTTACATTGGAAAAAGATTTGTTAAAAAAGCTGTAAATACTGAAAACAAAAAGATATTAGCTGAATTAAAAACTTTAACACCAAAAGCTGTTGCTGACTACACTGGAATAAATAAAGCATTAAACATAGATTTAGACCCAGCTATCTCAGAAAATGCTGTAATTATTACTAACCAAACAGGTTTTGATTTTTTAGATGGTTTAACAGATAAACAAAATAGACCATTACTTGAAGTAAATCTACAAAATACAACACAAAAAATCTTTAAAGGTAGAAAAATTGTGGTTGTAAGTGATGAATTATTACCAATGAATACAACTAAAGCACCTGTTTTTGTCGGAGATATGACTGAATTTATCACATTCTTTGATAGAGAGGGGTTAGAGTTAGCTGTATCAACTGAGGCTGGATTTACTAAAAACGCTACATTTATGAGAGCGATTGAAAGATTTGACATTGCTAAAGTTGATGATAAAGCTATGGTTTACTTAGAACTTGCTACAAAATAATAAGGAGTAATTGATATGGATAATTTTTTGACTTTAAATGAAGCTAAAAACTATCTAAGAATTGATTACGATGACGATGATTTGTGGTTGCAATCGCTATTGGTTGCAACTGTGGATTATCTCAAAGACGCCATAGATGACTTTGATATTAAAGTTGAAAAAGATAAGTTTAAAAGTAGGGCTAAAATAATTGCTTTGGTGTTGTTACAGGATTGGTATGACAATAGAGAACACGCTGAGAGTAAAGATTTAACCTATACTATAAGAAGTATGATTACTCAATTGCAAGTCGGTGGTAATTATGATTAATATTACTAAAAAATTAAGACATTTAGTTGAAGTTTATCAAATGAAAGTATTAGTAAATGATTTGGGAGAGAATGACACTACACCTGAATTGTTGAAACGTGCTTATTGTGAAATATTACCTCTTAACTCAAGTGTTAAGAATGGAGAAGCAAATACCGAAAATAATCAACACCAATTCAAATTTACCTTTAGGAGAAAATCCATACAAGGTATAAAAAAGGATTGGTTTTTTTTATTTGAGGGTTTAAAGTACGAAGTTGTCTATTTCAACAGAGATTTTAAAGATAATCAATTCATAGAAGTTTTTTGCGTTAGAACAGAGGAGTAACGATATGGAGGGTTTTACTGTAGATGAATTGGAGAAACTTGAAAAAGAAGTTTTAAGACTTGCTAAGAAATATCCAAAAGAAACTAAAAAATTTCTACAAAAACAAGGTAATAAACTAAAAAGCGTGATTAAAAAGATTGCTAAATCTAAAGTAAAGACTAAAACTGGTAATTATATGAGAGGTTTTAAACGTGGAAAATACTATAAATACAATACAGATGAGGATTGTATAAGTGTTTATAATTATATGCCTCACGCTCATCTTATTGAAAAAGGACACATTATTAAAGATAAAACAGGTAAAGAACACGGGTTTAAAAAAGGATATTTTGTCTTAGAACAAGGGCGTAGAGATTACTATGATGAATTTGTAAAGTCAACAGAGGATTTTGTAGATGAAATTATTAATAATGGAGGTTTTTAATGGTTAAATTGAGTGAGATTTTGAAAGCTGTCAACTCGACATTAAATAAAGCCTGTCCTGAGATTGAAATAGATAGTAAAGATTTATCTGAAAAATTTAATAGACCTAGTTTTAGAACTGAGTTGGACGGATTAAAAACAAGTGCTTTTATGACTACTTATAAGGAGCGTCACTTTACAATTAGAATCTACTTTTTTAATAGTGTTATAGGTAAAGGTAGATTAGAACGTTTGAAAATAAGTGAAAAGATAGAGGACGCTTTTTTAGGCTCATTAAAAGTAACAGATGATTTTATTATACCTGTCGATGACATTGATTTTGATGAAACAGATGACGGAGTATTAATTGCTAGTTTTGATAGCTTATCAATGGAAAAAATAGAAAATGATAATTATTATATTAATGAATATAATAAGAAAAATAAAGATACTTCAATAAATCAAGAAATAATAGATAAAGCAAATGAAGAAGAAAAACCTAAATATAGGGAAGAATATATTAGAGAATCTAAATTAGATCAAGAATTATTAGAAGAAATAACACAATTATATAATGAAGAAAACGAAGAAAAAAGTGATATTAAAGATGTTAAAGATTTAAAATTAGAAGACGATATAAAAAATGATAA